ATCTGCTAATTCAGTCTTTCTCTTCTTCGCTTCTTTTGCTTTTGCTTCTTTTTTCTCTCTATTTTCCTTTTCAATCTGTTCCTGATCTTCTCTGTTATCTACATTTCTATATCTCTTTCCGCTCATAGAGGTAGAAATCATTTCAGATACTTCTTTTTTCTCAGTATCATCTTCACCACCATCCATATGATCAGCTACAGTATCAAGGTACTCAGACGCTTTAGTGATTTTTGATTGTACCCACGCTTCAAGATCACCCTCTCCTTTGAGGTGACGCATCAATCTGTTGATTGCAGATTTTGCAGTCTTAAGTTCTCCACGAGCCATAGAAAACTCAAAGTCCTCCCCAAGAGGTGCAATGGTTTCTAAATCCGAAAGGATTGACCATTCCTTGAAACTAAGTTTCTCCATTATTTTTATGATACTTTGCCTATATTTTATTTAGGGAGATCTCCCTTCACGGATCCTTTTAAGAATTTTTGTAGTTCTGCAGTAGAACCTAAGAACACTGCGTTATTTGTTACGTTGGTTGGTGCAACTCCTTTCTCGTCTTTATTAACATCTTTTAATTTCTTTTGCAAATCCATAAGTTTATCTGCGGTATCTGCAACGTTTTTAATTAATTGTCCTGCAACTTCATACGCTCTTGGTGAATCTGATTCTTGTGCAAGTTCCAGAATACCATCAATAGCTTCTTGTCCTTTTTCAATTATAGAGTAGAGTTGACCTCTAGAATATTCATAATCTTTTTGAATTTGTTCTTCGGGAGTCTGAATATTCTTTATTGCAGGTTTTTTTGATTGAACCATCTCCGACTTTATCGGAGTGCTTTCAATATCTAATGCTTTATCAATGTCTTCAAAACTCATACATCAGTTCCTTTTGTAGTACTATAAGTTTTTCCGTCACCATAATCGTAACGATATTCACTAAATCCAAAGTCATCATCCAAGGAAATCATTACATCATCGTTAGAGTTGATAACATTTAAGGCAGAACCACTGTCATGTTCTGCAACGGTAGTTCCATTTTCTCCTCTATTGACCAATAATGTATTTCCGTTTATTTCACGGATGTACATTGCCTCATTATTAATTTGAATATATGAATTGACTACAAGTGAAGTTGCGTCTGATACTGTAATTTCTGTTTCCTTCGTATCTAAATTCTCTGCTATTACTGTAGTTGCATCAGAATTATAATCTTTGAGAGCTCTAGGTTCTGCAACATATCTCAACTGTCTGGAAGAATTGACAGTATTTGTATTTGTATGATAGTCTACTTGTACCTGTTTAATTAGAGCTTCATTACCATTACTTGTTGGACCGAACATGTAGGTCTTCGCTGTGAAGTCTAAAGTATAAATCAATGCTCTTCTAGTTGTAAAATCTCCCTCATACTGATCATCCATGGAGATATTATTCAGAACCATTGGGATATCTCTCTTTTCTCCAATAGAATCTGCAAGATCTAATGTGAGGTTGAAATGTGGTTGGAAATATGGTAAAATTTGTTCTAAGATTTGAAGTGCGTCCTCGTTTAACTTTGTGAGGATTGATAGACTTATATTTACATTATAAGGTACAGGCATGAATACCTTAGTCAGTTGATTATTATCCTTATCTACTGCTTTGAAAGTCTGCATATTTGAAGACTTTCTGGTTGAATCATATTGAACACCAGTCATTTCGAATGACATTCTTGGTAGAGTAATCGCCACATCTTTTTTAACATTTGGTGACTGTTCTATTCTTGCAAGGAACTTTTGAATAGGACCGTATGCAATAGGAACATCAACGATACTAAAATCGTTTCCCGATCTATCTTTATGTTTTATTTGAATGTCATTAAAAAGTGTTCCGAAAGATATGATAGTCTTCCTCAATATCTCGTGGTAAAAATAATTAGATAACATTACAATCCACCATTTTGCGCCTTATTTAAATTATTTAGTATTCCCCAAAAGGATTGCTTTGACTAAAGTCAATAAATGAATCTGCTTCCAATTCTATATCATCATTACTTGCATATTCATCTAAGAACTGATTTGTCTGTACTGTAGAAACTTTATAACTTGCTGCAGCACCAACGATAGATTCTCCTTTTGCAAAAGTTCCATCAACAACCGAAAGTTTGAGAACTCTGTTTGCATAATCCCAGTCCTTAACATAACCAGTTGTACCAGTTCTGGATCCAGTAACTTGTTCGTTATATGTGTAATCACCGAAGGTTGTTGAAGTTGGATTGGTAAGTGATACGTCTGGTGTAAATGTATATCCTGCACCAGCGTTTGAATACCTGATCTGGACTACCTCTCCATTTGTGTTTACAACTGCTTCTGCAGACGCATTATTAATATTGGAGGAAATTCCAGAACCACTAGGAATAAAGATTCTATCAATGAATACTTGTGGTGTAGTTGTATATCCGACACCACCAGAACTTATTCCGATGACTCCAAGAACACCAGTATTGATAACTGCAGTTGCAATTCCACCAGATCCATTACCGCCAGTGATGGTTATTGTAGGAATTTCCGTATAACCAAATCCAGGATTAGTGAGAAGTATTCTATCAATAGATAGTTTCTGATTTGATGACCTACTGGTCATGATAGCAACCGCAGTCGCGGTAACTCCACCAGTAGGTGCCTTGGATACCGTTATTGTTGGTGCAGAATCATAACCATATCCATCATTTATCAGATCAATAAACTGAACTGACTTGGAAGTTGGGTCTGTCGATGCGAATCCAACAGTTGCGGTTGCAGTTGTCGCTGCAGATCCAACCATTTGGATATTGTAGATGTTTCCAAATTCTTTTATCGATTCGTTGACTTCGATTCCTGTAGGATCAACATCTGCAACATCAATAATTTCATCTTCGTATTCGAATCTTTCACATCTGAGTTCATAAACGTATAACTCATTGAGTTGATAGAATGGTTTTTTACCTTCTACGTACTTGATTTCAAATAATGATTCATCAAGTGGGAACCAGATTAGATCTCCTTCTTGAGGTCTTAATGCATTCTTTCTGTCCCCTTCTGGCCATAATTTTAACAGTGGAATAATAAAGTCATCATATCTTTCTTTTGAGATGACTAGATTAATTTCATCTGTGTTTCTAACACCAAACTTACTTAATAGTTCTCCGTTTCCACTGAATCCATCAGTGTTCATTAGATAAGCTTCTATACGATAACTATCATCAAACTTTGATGCAGTTATCTCTTTAATAACACTATTTTCTCCAACAATTCTTCTAGGCATGTATAGGACATCTTGCCCATACATCTTGAGTTGTTCATTTATTAAATCCTGAATGAGTCTCTGCTCACTAGGAGAACCTTGGAGAAAGTAAGAATTGAGTGGTGACATATCAACCTATTAAATCCATTGGTGGTAATTCGTAGTCAGTTCTGAGTTTCTGTTCTAGTTTCTCTACCTCCTGAACACCATCGTCATAAATTTGTCTACCATTAAGTTGAACTCCTCCTGGGAGAAGAACACCTTGGAACTTAATCATGTTCTGACCCCACTGTTTCTTAATCAGTGCGGTTAGATATCTCTTTAACCAGGAATCATTATAAAGTTTTGGTGCATCTGCTCCATCTAGAAGTCTATAACAATCTAGAATTACATACTCATTTTCACCAACCTCACTCCAGTCAATATCAAGGTATAACTTATGATTCTTCTTATTGAAACGAATCTGTGCATTAGGATTTAGGAGGAAATCTAGATCCTCAAGATATCTCTTCACCATCGCATAGTTTAGTAGATCTAATGCACCATAATAATAAACATCATTCAAGAATAATTGGTATTTAATATTGAAGAGTCCGTCAGATACAGTGCTTGAGTTTATCTTCAATACGTTGTTGACTCCAATGATTGAGTCTGGAAGTGGTAGATAATTTACACCTTCAACATAGTTAATAGAAGTCAATCCATCTCCAGTAACAGTCGCTGAAGTTGTTGTGGATACTCCTAATTGAGTAATGGTGTCTTTGGTTGATGGAGTTAATTTATGTTTTAAGAAAACCCTATCAATACCATCAAAGTGGTGTTCATGAAAATATTGAATAGCATCATCGATCAAATTATCAATCTGATCGTCATCTACGTTTATTTCTAAAACTGGCTTTCCTAGTTGTTTGAGGCAGTATTCTTTCAACTCCGCTCTACTAGATGGCTGCGCCATAAAAAAAATACCCCTAGTCTTCTAGAGGTATTTATAATTTATTCAATGACTTCTCCGCCATTGGCTTTATATTCTTCTAAATCTTTATTAAATTGTTCCATTACTTCTTCCCATGTTGGTGGTGGAAGTTCATGTTCCCATTCAGCAATATTAGTTGCAAATAGTACAAATTTGCATCCAGGTCTTAATTTTTTAATAGCTGCATCTATTCCAATTTCCATAATTTTATCTAGCAAAAATTAACATATAAGCGCCGCCACTATTATAACTTGAATTTGGCCATGAACGATCGCCTTGGTCATATGGAGCATCCTGGCCATTATGAGTTGAAGCAGCAGTAAAACCGTTATGACCTGATGTGGCAACAGCACACGACATAGCATATTCATTAACATTTGTGTTTCCTGCTGTATTTAAAGTCCATGATGGATATGAACCACCATGACTACTCCAAGGCATAACGGAATATTTATTTACGTACACATTTTGAGTAATTCCATGCCAAGAAACAGCCTGAACAAGTTCTGAATTACTTGCTGCATCTGTATTAATTGTTCCTTGTCCGTTTTCTACTCCAAACAAAGTAGTAGTTGTTCTCTGACTATGCATTGGGCACTTAACCCAATAATCTAATGCATGATTTGAAAAACACAACTCTGTTGCTCTATTTACACAGAACTCTACAGCATCTATACAAGCAAAGGTTCCATTATATGTTAATGGCAAATTAGTTGTCATTTCTTCTAGTCTGAAATTTCTTTTCAAGAAGATATTTGGAGCATTCCATGTTCCTCTTGATTTTCCAATCAAAGTCCATCCCCCACCATCAATTCCACCCATATCGCAGTAAACTTCAACGGGTTCACTATTAATGTAAATCCAATACGAACCATTAACCGAATCCGGATAATCGGACTTTATTTGTAAAGCAGAATATCCTGTAGTGTCTGGACTCATTCCACTTAATTGATTTCCAAGTGGAACCCACCTAGAACCATTAAAAAATCTTGGAACATTATATGTGGAATCAAAAACCATTCCGCCTTCTTCGGCATTTGCTGGTAATGAATAATATTCAAAATGCGGTAGTATAAATTCATTACCATTGAGATAAATTTTTCCCCTTTCTGGTGTGATTTGAATTTCCTTATCAGTTGCGGAAAAAATTTCAGTATTATATTCATTGGCCACACTGAAAAGATTTCCAGAAGACACTTCGGAATCAACAGTAAATGCAGTGGTTACACCAGATCGGAATTCTAATGTTCCTGTAGAAGAATCTGGTATAGTCAAAGTTATTGATGAATTTCCGGCACCAGTAAACTCTATCTCGGGTAAACCAGATGCCCCAACGTTAGGGGTTATGAGTATATTCTTATCTGAATTAGCCATTAGTGACCATACCTCCCTTTAGTTGCGTTATAATTTTGTTGAATTTCCGAAGAAGTTAATTCTCTATCATAGAATAAAACCACCCCAATTCTTCCAGGGAAACTATTAGCACTATGTAAACCAAAAGTAAATCTACTCCAAGTTGAATATTCACCAGACAAAGATACTTCAGTTTCCAAAGTACCGTCAATGTAAACTCTATCTCTAGTTGTAGTGCCAGTAAATGTGGCCATGTACCATTGATTATTATTCCAAGTAGAAGTTGTTGATTTTACAGTATCGTTACCAGAACCATTCTTTTTGATATAGTTGCCCAATTTTCCATCACCCTCTCTATCAAAAGTAAAGTGTGGTCTGGAATCGTCACTTACAGGTTGTAGATAATCACCATAAATAAAATCTTTTCTTCCACTACCAGCAGTTCTGGTTCCTTGATCAAATTTAAACCAGAAAAGATAAGTAAATTCTTTTCTTAATTTCTCTCTAACACCCGCTTGTATTTTCGTAGTAGATGCCCCATCAAGATCAATTACACCTTGACTTTCGCCCTCATAAGTAACACCGGAACTAACTACTTGTATCCTGTTTCCATATCCACTAAAATCTTCAAGTCCATATATTGTTGCAGCATTTGTGGGAGCAGTTAGTGGGGTGAAAGTTCCAGAATTATTAAATGTGTGTATAGTATATCCATTAATATTTTCAATGACATCTCCGCCATTCGCTTTTCTTGCACCAGGATACCTAACGATTACTACTCCTTTTCCACCTGGAGCTCCAGTTGGTAGAGATTGACTATTTGCTTTTCCACCACCACCTCCACCACCAGTGTTTGTGGTTCCTGCAACGTATGTGTCGCCACCGCCGCCTTTTCCGCCAAAACCTTGATAGGTTGTTTTTGGATAACCTCCACCACCTCCAGCATAATATTTAAGTGTTCCTGATATATCGAATGCCAGTCCATCACCACCATTTCCACCTACCTGCCATGATCTAGCGCCTAGACCTGGACCACCTGCTCCACCTCCACCACCTCCGGCGTATGATCTAGAGTGTCCACCAGGATGTCCTTGACCCGGTCTACCTGATCCAGGTCCATTATTATCAGTTCCACTATATTGTCCACCAGAACCGCCA